GGTGGACGGAAAGTCATGGTACGGTCTCATTTGGATATTGTCACTGCTGTGACTACATGCGCCTCAACCACGCTTCCATTTGTTGTACCGTATCGGACGTGTGGCACCCCTTCACTGTGGGTGTCCCGATTGAAGTCTTCAGCTGCCCTGTGGTAACTGGAGCGTGTGCCCAAGACAATCACTCCCAAGTCACACGCGACTTCTTCCTCCATGATTTTGATGAAGTGACCGACTTTCATAAGTATGCCGTTCTGCAAGCACTGCAGGTGCAAGACATAATCTTGGACTTTGGTAAGTGGACCAAACAGTTCACTAACAAAGACAACAAGTTTCTTGCACGGTTTCATACTATGACTGAGAACCGGTTGCGGCTTCCTGACGACGATTCAAAACCCGTTGGCGTCTTGTGGAAAGACATGAAGAAAGTGTGGAAAGTACTTCAGTACTTCGTGAAGCACGATCTTTACCAATGGTTCGAAGCCAGTTGCCCGCCCCGGATCAACGATTACTATGCCGAAATCCAGCGTTTCGCGGACTGTAACCCCACTCCCCTGGACTACAATAGTCTACAGCGAGTGGAAATGCATGCAGGGGAAGTTGGCCACGGACATGAATATCCAGACAACGAAAAGTTGACCCTGGAAGTACTGTCCGAGGGCAAACCCGAGGTGCGCGCTGCAATCCTCGAATACCTTCCCTTCCTGCGTTTTAAGGAAATTCTCCGAAACGCCTCCCCAAAAGCCTCCCCTTCTGTGGTGTTGATGACTTTGCACGAAGCCGCGCTGCTCATCCAGCGCCAGCGTCGAACTGCTGAAGAACTCCTTCGCGAAAGTGATGCCATCTGTCCTGACAACATAGAAGCGACATCCCTCCGTGAAAGAATGGCCACCTGGATGGAGAGCGCCAAGACCAGTCCGCTGGTAAAGCGCGTCTTCCAGGGGCTCGGAGCTGCTGCGACTGCAATCGTATGCTACCGGGCCTACAAGTGGCTCACTGATAACACAGAAACTCATACCCTCTCTCAAAAAGTTGGCGAGAAAACCGAACAGGTTCGCGTGTCGATAACCCAG